AGGTTTTGGGAATCAGCAAATGACGGGCGTAATCGAATATGATAACGAAATGTAATGAAATCGGCATCTTGACCGGCGGTAAGTGGGATAAGATGTACGACCAATCTCGCAGAGTGTACGGTACGGATGGACTGTGTCCGACCATACATACTTGCGGGGGGGGGAATCAAGAAATCAAGGTAATCACTATGAACCCTAACGAATCCAAACCCCGCATCCGCAAACTCACCCCTCTCGAATGTTGGAGGTTATTGGGTTTCACGGATGAGGACTTTCACAAAGCGGAAAAGGTGTGTAGCAACACGCAGCTCATCAAGCAAGCGGGCAACTCAATCGGTGTCCCGGTGTTAGAGGGCATACTCCGCAACCTAATCCCTCCCGAGGAATTTGCCCCTCAGAAACAAACTCCGATGGAATGGCTCAATGAATTTTTCGGAGGTGATTAAATGAAATTTGTAACGGTCGATATTGAGGTTTTCGCCTACGACTGGGTGGTTGTGTTCAAGGACTATGATACCAAGGTTCGTGCCATCTACCATAACGATAACGATGGCGTGAAAGAGTATCTCGCCCAAGAGGGCATCATTTACATAGGTGCAAACATCAAGCACTACGACCAATTCATCATCAAAGCAATAGCGTTAGACTTTACACCCCAAGAGTGTAAGACCCTCAACGATTTCATCATCAAGTACGAGGGCAACGGGTGGGAGTACCAACCATTCAACGGGCGGTATTTCCAAATCGATGTCTGTGATATTTTCGATGATATGCAGATCGGGTTATCACTCAAAGCAATCGAGGCCCACCTTGGTATGGATATTGAGGAAACTCAGGTCGATTTCGACATTGACCGCCCTCTCACCAAGGATGAACTCGAAAAGACCATTTTCTACTGCTCCTACGATGTAGATGCTGCGGAGAGGATATTCGACATCCGTAAGGATTATTTCAAAAATAAATTAACCCTCGGTCGTGCCAAGAATATCTCAGACCCCAAGGCGTTGTATATGACCAACGCAAAGTCGACCGCAGCTTACCTCGATGCACACCCCACGGAGGAATACGCTGACGAGAGGGAGTATCAGTACCCTGCCAATCTTCTCCGTGAGTATATCCCCGACATTGTGTTTGAGTTCTTTGACCGCATCCACGACCCCTCGATTTCAGACGAGGAACTGTTCACCAGTAAGTTGAATTTCGACATCGGCGAGTGCCAAGTTACCCTCGGGTTCGGCGGTATTCACGGTGCGATACCGACTTATCGGGAGCGGGCAACGGGCAAACGCTCAATCCGAAACCGAGATGTAGCGAGTTACTACCCTCACCTTATGACCTTGGATGGGTATTGTAGCCGTAGCATCCCGAACCCCAAAATCTATGCGGATATGCTTGAAACCCGAATCCAAGCGAAACGATCGGGAGATAAGGCAACCGCAAACGCTCTGAAACTGGTTGCGAACACAACCTACGGTGCAATGCTGAACCGCTACAACGACTTATTTGACCCCCTTATGGGTCGGTCGGTGTGCATCACGGGACAGTTGAGACTGTTGGAATTGACCAACCATCTCGTAGCCGAGTGTCCCACAATCAAGATCGTGCAGCTCAACACCGATGGTATTATGGTCAGTCTCGATGACGATGACCTCGATACCTACAACGCCATCTGCCAAGAGTGGCAAGACCGCACGGGGTTTGAGTTGGAGGAGGACTGCATAGCCGAGATAGTCCAAAAGGATGTCAACAACTATGTGGAGATTGCGACCGATGGCTCGACCAAAATCAAGGGCGGTCAGTTGGTGCGAGGAATTGCTCCCGCAGGAGCGTTCAACATCAACGAGAATATGCGTATCGTGGCTCAGGCTCTTTTGGATTATTTCGCCAAGGGTGTGCCGGTCGCAGATACCATCAACGAGTGCAACGACCCTCTGATGTTCCAGTTGGTTGCTAAGGCGGGTTCTAAGTACTCGGGAGCGTTCCACTACATCAACGGCGAGAAAGTCCCCGTGCAGAGGGTAAACCGTGTCTATGCAAGCGTTCATCGACACTACGGTACTCTCGTGAGGGTACACGCCGAAAGGGGCAACGACAACAAAATAAGCGGTCTCCCCGAGCATTGCGTGGTTGACAACCGTAACACCATCACCATCGAGGAAATCGATAAGTCGTGGTACATCAAGATGGCTGAAAACTATGTCAAGGATTTCCTCGGCAAGAGCCGTAAAATCAAGCGGACTAACACCCGCAAAATCAATACCCATAAAAGAAATATATTAAAATTTTTGGAGGAATAACCAAATGGCAACTGCAACAAAACAAGACCCCGCAACGATGAGCATTTATCAGAAACTTGCTCAGGCTCGTCTCGCTTTCCTTAACGCCAATGTTAAGAAAACGGGCATCAACACTCAGGCTGAGTTCGATTATTTCGAGTTGTCGGACATCGTGCCTATTGCGACAAAGATTCTCTCCGACCACGGACTGCTCTTTGTCGTAACATTCCCCGAGGGCGTTCCCACGGGTACTCTGTACGATTTCAACTCGGATAAGACCCTCGTATTCCTCTCGGCTAAGACCGAGGGCGAACTCCTCACCATCAAGGGCAACAAGATTATGATGGAGATTCAGGGTGAGGGTGCAAAGCAGACCTACCACCGCCGTTATCTGTATATGCAGATGCTCGACATCGTGGAGCAGGATGCAATCGATGGCTCTAAGGAGGGCGGCACCCCCGTTCCTGCCACTCCCGCCGCAAAGAACGCTCCCGCTACCACCAAGAAAGCACCCGTGAGCGAGGCTAAGAGAGCCGAAATCAAGCAGGAGGTTACGGACAGTAAGGGACTTGCCGAGGCAATTCAGATCAAGCAGCTCAAAACCGCTCTTGCGGAACTGAACCGCATCGACCCCTCTCAGGAGGAGTTCATTCAGCAGATCGTTGTCAAGACCGAGAACTTTACCACCCTCACCAAGGAAAAGTGTACGCAGCTCATCCTCAAAGTCGGTGAACTGATTGACGAGTGCAAGCAGGGGGTAGTTGAGGAATGATTGAGTGGAACAACGGCTACATCAAGGTTGACCCCCCTAAGAGACCCAAGAAACTCACCGCTACGAGGTTTGCTACCATCCTCGGATTGAACCCTTGGTCAACCCCGTTCGAGGTGTGGTGCGAGGTTACTCGTACATACGCAAAGCCTTTTGAGGACACCATCTACACGATTGCCGGTAAGACCATCGAGCCTAAGCAAATCGAGTATATGCGTAAGGCGTATTTTATGACCAACCTCAAAACCCCGACCGACATCTACGGCAAGGATTATTTCAATAAGACTTTCGGAGATTTCTACGGGGATGTAAAGGTTCTCGGTGGTATGTGGGACAGTCTCCTCGTTGACGAGAACGGCAGACCCGATACCGTAATCGAGTTCAAGACCACCAAGAGAGCCGAGGACTGGCAAGGTGATGTTCCCGAGTACTACGCACTCCAAGCATCCCTCTACGCTTACCTCCTTGGTGTTGACGATGTGGTTATGGTCGCATCGTTCCTCGAAACCGAGGATTACGAGCATCCCGAGAATTTCGTTCTCACTCCCGAGAACACCATCACCTACTGTTTCAAGGTCAGCGAACGCTATCCTACCTTTGAAAAGGACTATGTGAAACCCGCTCTGAAATGGTGGGACACCTATGTGGAGACCGGCATCTCGCCCGACTTTGACGAGAAAAAGGATGCCGAAATCCTCAAAGAGTTGAGACGAAACTCTTATTCGCCCGATAGTGATCTTGCCGCTCTCATTGAGGAGGCAGAGGGATTGCAGGACTTTATCGATGAGTCTGCATCCAAAACCGCTGAGGCTGAGAAAAGGCTCAAAGTCATCAAGGACATCATCAAAAAGGCTGCGTTGGAGCAGTTCCGAGACGGGGACACCAAGGTAGCAATCGAGGGCAGTCGTTACGAGTGGACTGTATCGAAAGTTTCGACCTCGACCATCGACAAAAAGGCACTCGAAAAAGACGGTCTGCTTGACAAGTATAGCAAGACCACCGATACATTCAAAATTCAGCCGAAATTAAAGGAGGACAAATAATTATGGCAAAGATCGGATTATCAGCAGGATTTACCCTCATCCCCGAGGGCAGAACCGTATTTAAGATCACGGACTGCATTTACAAGGAAAAGTTCGGAAAGATTGAGGTGTCTCTTGAAACCAAAAACGGGCAGAAACATAAAGAGAATTTTAACCTCACCATCGAGGGCGGTCTCAATGCGTTCTCGTTCTTTGCGAAAACTGCTCTGAACGATTTTGAACTCGCAGAAATTGACCACGAGGCCCTCATCGGTTGCTACATTGCTGCGGATGTAGTTCATAACAAGCAACCCCACAGAGATGACCCCAATAAGACGGTTACTTTCGTCAACCTCGATGGTAAGTACCCCGCAGACGGGTTCGATGATGACGGAGACGAGGCTCCTGCTCCCAAGGCTAAGGCGGCTCCCGCAAAGAAAACCGCTCCCGCCCCGGCAACCAAGCCTAAGTACGATCTCTCGTTCCTCGATGATTGAGGTGTGGGATGAAAGCAATGAAAGACCGTATTGCCCGATTCAAGGCTTTGATGGGCAACTATGTATCAGAGGAGTTCACTCAATGGCTCATTGATAACGGTTTCTTTACTGCTCCCGCATCCACCAAATATCACGGTAACTACTCGGGTGGTCTCTATGACCACTCCGAGGCGGTTACTAAGGCGTTGGTGGGTCTCACCGAGTCTCTCGGTTTGAACTGGGGCGAGAAACGCTCCCCTTACATCGTGGGTATGTTTCACGACCTCTGCAAGTACGACCAGTATGTGCAGAAAAACGGTGCTTGGGAGTACAACTACGACACGCCTTTGGCGGGACACGGAGACAAATCCGTTATTCTGTTATCGAACCATCTCCAACTGACCGAGGAGGAAAGTCTCTGCGTTCGCTACCATATGGGAGCGTTCGCACCGAGGGAGGATTGGGATGCTTATGGTAAAGCCATCGAGCAGTTCCCGACCGTACTCTACACGCATACTGCGGATATGATTGCAGCTCGTATCGCAGGGATATAACGGGAGGTCAAGACTATGAGATATGATGCTTTACCGCCCGAAATCCTCACCCTCAATCAATGGGTGAATGTGTGGAATAACAGTAAAATCCCGATGCAGTCCACTCAGAGTGTGGCGGCATCCTCCTCAAATCCCGATACTTGGAGTGATTTCCGCACCGCCAAGGATGCGGTCGAGAGAGGTATTTACGACCATCTTGGTTTCGTCTTTGCCGACAACGGAATCGTGGGCATTGACATCGATGCCGGGTTCGATGAGGATGGTTTCCTCTCCGAACTGAGCGTTGACTGTATGAGAGCTGCACAGTCCTATACAGAGAAATCGAGGAGCGGTAGAGGTATTCACATCTTGGTCAAGGGTAATTTGCCGTTCAAAGGCAGAAACAACCGAGCGGGAGTGGAAATCTATCAGTCGGGCAGATATTTCATTATGACGGGTCAAACCCTCGTCTATCACGATCTCATCGAGAACCAAGAGGCAATCGATTATATCGTGGATAAGTATTTCCCCGAAATGGTCTCGGAGGGCGTTTCCAATAAGTCGAACATCTACTCTCCGATATGGCCGCCGATAGGTGAGAAAATCCCGCTCAGACCCTACTACCCGCCAATCCCCGATGGGTGTAGGAACATCTCTCTCGCCTCGCTTGCGGGCGTTCTACACAACACCGGCTACAATGCCGACCAAATCTACGATGAACTCTATCTCGTCAATCAGAGGGCGTGTACGCCCCCTCTCGATGATAGCGAGGTACTTACCATCGTCAACAGTATCACACGATACAAACGATAATAAGGAGGTTTCATTATGAAACGAAAAGACATACTCAAAGCGGCTAAGGTCTGCGTATGCGGAGAGCGTGAGCAGGACTACGGTACGCCCGAGAATAATTTTTCGACCATCGGAAAACTTTGGTCGGTTTACCTTGGGGCCTCGCACCCCGAACTCAAAATCAACACGGAATCCATCACCGCCAAGGATGTAGCCGTTATGATGGCTCTGCTCAAAGTGGCGAGGATTGCTACGGGTAACAAAGAGGATAATTTCATCGACCTTGCAGGGTACGCAGCTTGTGCGGGCGAGATAGCGGGGGGAGAAGATGTCAAACGAGTTTGAATACGAGCAGTCATCGACTTTCGTGCTGAAAGACGGTAGATACTTTTTGGAGGAGAGACAGTCTCAGATTTTCTCTACCATTATGAGAGAACACCCGCATTTCAGTACCGAGTACAGATGGGATGAAATGTCCCTCGGTGAACTTTTTGCTAAGTGTTACAAACCGTTTTGCAGATATTGCCCCGAGGTCAAAGAGTGGTTCGCCTACAAGAAAACCCATTGGGTTCGAGATGTCGGCTCAGTCATCGTGAGTGGCTATATGAAAGAGTTTACCAAACTCCTCAATCTGTACTGTAATGAAATCCCCGAGGATGATACGGGAGACGATAAGGAATCGATAGCCAAGAACTACAAAAAGTTCATCACGAAAATGGGAGATCGGAGAGTTCGAGACCGAGTTCTCCGAGATGCCCAAGACGAGGCGGCTATCTCCATCGAGCAGTTCGATAGCAACCCCTACCTCATCAACTGTCAGAACGGTACATACGACTTGGCAGAGGGCGAATTACGCCCTCACAACCCGAAAGATTTTCTCACGATGATGACCAACTGTTACTACCCGCTCCCCACTCAGAACCTCTCATTTCCCCGTTGGGCAGAGTTTATCAACGAGATTACTTGCGGTAAAAAGGATGTGGCGAAATACCTCCAACGAGCCTTGGGTTATAGCATCTACGGCGTAGCCAAGGAGGAGTGTATGTTCATTGCATATGGAAAGACCACTCGTAACGGCAAAGGTACTCTGTTCAACACAATCCACGCCATCCTCGGAGACTACGCCGGTACAATGCCCGTAGATTTTATCTGTACGAGCAAAGGCAACCGAGGCTCCTACGACCGTGCTAACCCTATGTTGGCGGGTCTGCGTGGAAAAAGGTTCTTGACCCTCTCCGAGTCCGATGATGCGGGTAAACTCAACGAGGCAGAAATCAAGAACTATACGGGTAACGACCCCATCACTACCCGAAATCTCCACGAGAAACCTTTTACCTTTACCCCTCAATTCAAGATGTGGCTCTCTTGTAACTCTCTCCCGACTGTAAGTGATAGGTCTCTGTTCTCCTCCGACCGTGTGAGGGTAATCGAGTTCAACCGTCATTTCGGAGAGGGAGAGAGGGACACGACCCTCAAATCTCAGTTCTTGGAGGATGATGCGAAAGCAGTCATTTTCAAGTGGCTGATTGACGGGTACATCAACTACCATCTCCACGGTCTGCCCGAGCCGAAATCGGTCATCGAGGCTACCGAGGATTACGAAAAGAAAAACGACTGGGTGGCTCTCTTTATCGAGGAGCGGTGCGACACATCCAATGAGAACGCCCGCATCGGCAGAGGTGAGTTATACACCGCCTATAAGTCGTGGTGTACCAGTAACGGCATCCGCTATACAAGCTGCCCGAGGTTCAATGATGCCATCGAACGCTTTGCCCGTCAGACACTCGTTCACGGCGTAAAGCAATGGAAAGGTATTACCCTCAAAGCGTTGGGCGGTGTCAAAATTAAATAATCAGGAGGTATTATCTATGGGAATTGTAGATGTGTTCTCTAAGGAGGACAGAATTGAGGTCAAATTCTCAGACTTTTACGAACTCGTCAAGGGATGTACTCAGCGTGATATGCTGATGAACGGCGTTAAGACCCGCACCCCTTACGAGCATATCTTGGCGGTAACAACGGGAGAGAAACCCGCCGCCGAAACCCCGGAGGAAAAGTAATGTTGCGTAAAATATGGCAATGGTTCTTATTCCTCCTCGGGTTTGACTGTGAACTGCGGAGAGAGATGGTCGATGAGGGCCTCTTAGATTTCAGCGGTCAAGGCAGAGACCGTTACGGTAGGTGAATATGAGTAATCCTAAGAAAATATTTACCCCTCTCGGGGCCTCGAACCATTCGCTCACAGATCGTGAGAATAACGACTTTTACGCCACCGACCCTCGGGCGTTGGAACTGCTCCTCGAATTGGAGGAGTTCGACCCGTTCGTGTGGGAGTGTGCTTGCGGTAAAGGGCATCTGTCCGAGGTTCTGAAAAAGCACGGACACATCGTCAAATCTACGGATTTGATAGACCGGGGATATGGGGTCGGTGGCGTGGATTTCCTCGCTACCACAACCCCGTTCAACGGTGATATTATCACGAACCCTCCGTACAAATA